CGCAGTTAATGCTTCAAACTCAATCGCGGTTGAGCGTAACATCGGTGGAACTGCACACCAGATCGCTGATAATGCCAACGTGATTATCGGTGGGTTTGCGGATACAGAAGGCGGGTCAGCCCCGACTGCAATCTCGTTCGACCCGACTATGGATTTCAACTTTACGCAAATCTTTAAGTCGAGCGTACAGGTCACAGGTACGTTGCAGAACACATATCTGCGTACTGGCGACAAGGAGCAAGAGCAGCTAACCAAAGCATTGAAGATGCACATGTCCGACATCGAACGGGCCATGTTCTTCGGAAAGCGTGCCGAGGTAAACGGTAACACTGCGTCACCACTTCGCTTCACAGGCGGCTTGCGTAACACCATCACAACTGTAACCGATGGCGCGTCTTACGGTGCATCGTCAAACGTCATTACGGAGAAAGAATTTGATCGTCTCTTGATCGAAAACATCTTTGCATATGGCGGCTCGGAAAAGGTAGCGTTCTGTGGTGCTCGCGTAATCTCTAACCTTATGGAGATCGGCAAGAACCGTTGGCAACCAACTCAAATCGACAACGCATATGGAGTATCGCTTGCGCGTTACACTACATACGCTGGCGACCTGTTGGTCTACATGCACCCGATGTTCCGACAGGTGCCGGGTCTGGACAAAGAGATGATCATTCTGGACATGGGCGAGCTGAAGTATCGCTACATGCAAGGTCGTGACACTCAGTTGATCCGTGACATCCAAGCACCAGATTTTGACGGTGTGAAGCACATGTACCAAACCGAGTGTGGCCTAGAAATGCTACAGTCTAAAGTACATCACCGCATTAAGAACTGGAACGCCGTCTCCTAACGAGGACGAACCGTTCCACAAAACTCTGTAGACTAGGGGCTGTAAGTAATTGCAGCCCCTTTTCATGTGGAGACGACATGTCGGTACTAGAAAAAACGAAAGCGGCTAAGGCTAAAGTCGTAACGAAGAAAGCACAGGAGGCGGCAAGTGTAACTCGCAAGCTGCCTGCAACGACTATGTTCATATCTAAGAACGAAGAAATACAAGACATTTCCATCACTGTAATGGGCGAGGAAGTTCGCTCGCGTTGGTGCAAAGACATGGAATACCTAACGTGGAACGTGCCTTCTCATCTTGTCGAGCGATTTGAGATGCACGAATTTATCGTACAAGGGCGCATCATCCGAGCGGAGGGCGACTAATGGCGAAGGTCTACGACAGCGCAAAGATAACTGGCAAGCTGCCAGCGAACGACGAGCCGCGTCACGACGACGCGAACGGCAAGTCTATCGTTGGTGCCGTAGACCTCCGCACAACAATCGACGCCACCTTAACCAAGTCGGCTGATGTCGCATGGCGTGAGGACGCGCAGGGGCGCGAGAAGCGTAACCGTTTCTCTGGCAACAACCCGCACCTCAACTCGCCGTACTCAAACCTTGAAGCCTTAGTAATGCAGTCCCTTCGTCGATACGGCGACATGCACCCCGGAACAGTCGATGGCGAAGTGATGATGATGTTCATTGAATTTGCCAACCTCGTCATCGAAGACTTACGTGGTCATCCATATTGGGACAACCCAGAGATCAACTACTACACCCACCCGTCTGAACTCTTGCCGATACCCGACAACATAATGGTTTCAGGATTGCTGTATCACTACGCGGTACAACAACAGTCGAACAAGATCGAAGCATATGGCCCTATGTATTTCAAGATGATGAACCGTGTCTTGTACCACCGCAAGTATGGCTCTGGCAAAATCGAAGTCAGCCCGTGGGACGTATCCCAGAGGCCGATTGGCACACAGTCCTACAACACGGGGAGATAACTCTTGTCTACGACTTATGCCCCAAGCGGCGTCAAGGTTAAGGTTTACCCTTACGAGGACTTTCAAGGTATCGACGCAAGCCGAGACATTGGTGCGCTCGACACAGGTAAGAAGCAGCACATGTTTCGCATCCAAGATGGCTACGCTGATTGGCGTGGAACAATGGTGCGCGACCCCGGCGCGATTAGTCGCGCCGAAACCAACAAGTACATTAAGCATATGAACTTCTTTGGCCGAGACTTGGCTGTCTGGGCGCAAGTAGACGGCGGTGGAACGACGTTAAAGTCAGAGCGGCAGCACGTTAAGTCTGAGGTTTACCCAAGGTCGGGAGTTGTCACGTCCACCATCTTTAACAACAAGGTCGTCTTCGCTTCCCGCGACTATGGCATGTATCAGTACGACGGCTTTAAGTGGGACGACATCACCGCCAACAGTGACCCGCGACCCGCTTTTATTGTGTCGATCCAGCGGCGACTGGCAATCGCGGGTATGCCCGGAAAACGCACCGTCATCGACTTTAGCCGAGTAGACAGTGAAGACATCTTTACGCTCGACGAAGACCAAACCTCTACGTCTGTGCTCAAGGGCGCAGACATCGACGTGGGCAACATCATCGGCACCGCAGACGAGATCACAGGTCTGGGCGTTTTCGAGAACACACGGCTGGCCGTCTTCACGAACGACAAGACCGTGGCTTACGACATCCACCCCGACTACACGCAGTGGCAAATCGTGGACAAGGTAAACGTCAACACTGGCTGCATCTCTCACAACACAATTAAGAACGCGGGTTCAGACTTAATGTTCTGCTCACGCGACGGCGTTCACTCGCTTCGCCGCTCAGAAACAAACGGCGTCACTCTCTACACTGTGCCTATGTCCAACAAGATCGACTTGACCTACCGTGAGCTTCTTAGCCACGTCGATAACAAGGAAACGATCAGTGCTTTCTACGACCAAGACGAAGGCCAGTACCACATCTTCTTCCCGTTCTCCGAGCAGATAACCAAGCGACTAACGCTATCTCTGAACCCGATGAAAGGCGGCGAAAGCAAATGGTCAACTGGGGAGTTTTTAAACGCCTCATGCGGCAGGCAGCTTGGCGGCGTTACAATAATCGGAACCCCCGGCGGCATCTGGAACCGTAGCCACGTCGAAGACGAAGTCACACACAGCCCAGAGATGGTCGTCGATACGCCGATCCTATGGCAAGGCGCGATCAACGATACGAAGGAAAGCTACAGCTTTATCCTACAAGCCACAGGCAAGGGCGAGCTACAAATCGAGGCGTTCGACGAGCGAGGCCGATACCTCTCAGCCATGCAGTTTCTCATTGAAGGCGACGGCGCAGAAAACAAATTCCCAGACGTGCCGCTCAACCGACAATACGAGCGCAAGTTTGAGCACAGATACCGAGGCGTTCAGTTTCGTTTCACCACCAAAGGCAAGGGGCTGTTGAAAATCATCGGCTTCGCCGTGACCGTTAGGAGTTAGACAATGGCACGACTTAGACAGCAACACCCCCAGAACTATGTAAACTCTGGCAACATTCACACCGACTTTGAAAACGTGATCCGCTACCTCAACACAGCGGAGCTTGGTGATAAAACTGTTGCCGAGTTAATGGCTACTATATTCAACGAGGAGGGCGTCTTTGACGGCCCGATCCAAATGCGTCTCGACGCCACCGCAGGCATCCAATACCGCATAGGTCAATACTCTGGTGCAGAAACAGGCTGGGTAACTATCGCAGACGTATCGACGTTTCGTGGTACGGCAGGCGCATCGGTAGGTAACGTCGAAGGCCCGTTCTTCTTTGGCCGCGCAGACGTATTAATCGGTGGCCCAATCGCCACGCTTACCGTCACAGCAGGCGGTGCGAGCTACGCGACCATACCCACGGTCACAATCTCTGACCCGCAAGAAACTACAGGCACAACAGCAACCGCTACCGCCACACTGACATCCGACGCAGTCACAGCAATCACAATTACAAACGCTGGCTCTGGATACACAGCAGCCCCAACCGTCACCATCACTGGTGGCAGCGGATCAGGCGCAACGGCAACAGGTACAGTCGGTGCAGCCAACAGCGTCATTGGCTATTCGTTTGACCCCTCCACAGAGAACATCGTCGTGTACCGCAACGGTCTACTTTTGCACGACACAACGACAGCCAACACAGCAGCGCAGTACAGTTACGACACAACAGCCAACACGATCACGCTTGCGACGGCAAGCCCAGCCGTAGCCCTTGGCGACAAAGTATCTGTCTACGCTATCCGCTCGCAGTCGGTCACAAACTTCCGTCGCGTTGACAACGAAATATCTGGCACGACCACACTGGTTTCGTTCGTCCATACGGATGACGAGAAAATCTTAGTCTGGCGTAACGGCATCTTGCAGCAACCGGGCGGCAGCGCAGACTACCTGTCGTCGTCTACGTCTGACACAATCACTTTCGTCGATACCTCCAACCAGCTAACAACTGGCGACAAGGTCACAATTATGACTGTCGAGAACCAGTCATTAAAAACCGTGGCTGGCATGATGTTCGAGGACGAATACACCAATGCGTCGGGCTTTATAAACTTCGCCAAGGTCGCAGTCCAAGACGACGAAATACCGCAGGCTAAAGTCTCCGCACTGGCAAACACCCTGATCAACAAAGCCAACATTCTGTCGCAGTCGTCCACCCCAACTAGCCCTTATACTGGCGACTTGTGGCTCGACACGTCACTGACGCCAGCGATCCTGAAATTCTACGAAGGAACACAATGGCTAGAGACATCGCCAGAAAGCTCACTGCCTACATTCGTACAGACTAACGCGAACCAGTACGTGCGTGTGAACGGCACAGGTACGGGACTGCAATATGGCGACATCGACTTCTCGTCTGTCGTACCCAAGACTTACATGGGCGCAGCTAACGGCGTGGCAACGCTAGACAGTTCGGGCAACCTACCAGTCACGCAGCTACCCGAAACCTTCTCAACCGTGTCGATCCCATTCTTCTCGGTACACGAAGACAGCAGCGCGAATATCGGCAACAAGACTTACTACCTGTCGCGCATCTGGAAACAGACAATCCGTATCGACGGCATTGCATACAAGCTGTCGTCTGGCACGGCCACACTGCAACTCTCAGTCGATGGCGTGGCTGTCGGTAGCACATACTCAGCGACGAGCAGCTTGCAGTCTGACAACATTGCGACAGTGATTGAGATAGACGCAACGGTTGCCTCTAAGCGCATCGAACTTGTCGTGACGAACAACTCATCAGGTCAAAGTCTCGAAGTCGTAATCGCCGCCGCAACCGTCAACGTGTAAGGAGAAGTATTATGGCAGGGCCAAGAGAAGGCGAGACAGCCGCAAATTTTTTACGCCGACTAAACTATGAGAGCTACCCGTATTTTCAGACGCCGAAGGGCGACATCGAAGACATGGATCAGTTTGACCGTGACGCTGCGAGGGAACAGGCTCTTGATTACCTAAAGGCGCAAGGCTCAAGCAATCAACTGCAATCAGGTCTTGATATACGTGGCCTAAGTCGAGTGTTAGGGCAGGCATTGCCGCCACCTCTTGAGCCTGAGACAACGATGATAGAGAACAAGCGTCGGTTCAATAACAACATAGCCACGACGTACTTGGGCCAAAACCCCGGTGCCGCTATGCCCCAAGGCTATCGCGCAGACGCGAGGATGGAACCCCACCGCGTCAACAACTACTACACGAACGACATGTCTTTGGCAGACACAGAAAACGCAGCAGGCTACAACAATGACAGAGATTTTTCACGAGACAAAATCCCTAAATCTGGCGCACCTCGCAGACCAGAAAGCTTTGATCGCGACGACTTAGAGCGCAATGACCGTATGCACGACAAGGCTATGCGTGCTGGCGACGACACGTTGTCGTACACGGAGACTGGCGACATCGTCATTCCAAAGAAAGCGGCACAAGCAAATCCCGGCCTCGCAATGGCCGCAATGCAAGCCCTAGCAGACATGGGGGCGAACCCCGCTCAGTACGTCGCAGGCTCACCCGAAGGCAGCTACAACCCAGACACGGGCGCACAAGAATTTGCATGGTATGAAGACCTTTTAAAATACGGTGTCAAAGCCGCAGATTACATTGGCAACAGTAAGTTTGGGCAAGCCGCACTAACAGGTCTTGGCACCGCAGCCACATCTAAATACCTCTTGGGCCAAGACACCAAGACTGCACTTGCGACG